ACCCGGTGTGGTTGACCGACGGACAGCCTCTAGGATGGCATCCAGAGAATAGCCTATAATTGTAATCTGTTGCCTCATAGTATCTTTGCATCCTCCTGCAAGTAAGGCAGAATGTACTTATCAAGCCATTCCGCTTCCGGGAAGTCAAACAGCATGTCGATAATCTTCCCATCCCCATCGGTGAATATGTGCATCGGTAATTTCGTAAACCCGAAATCGTTGTAAATCATGTTGGTATGGGGTTCATCCTCGACCACCATGCGAACACCGCGCACCGGGTCATTGAGCAGCCCATACTTATGGAACCAGCCATACATTTCGTCAAGGGAATGCTTGCATACCTTGCAGTTCGCCATTCCGTCATAGAAGCTGAATACCCACATGATTACGCGCTGGTCGGCGCTGCAATCGGCATACACCTCGTTGCCAAAGTCAACGAGGCGCCGACTGAGTGGCTTGTATATCCCGTCGATTTCGGGGGTTTCGGGACAGCACTTCGCCATTAGTATTTCTTCCCGCAGCTACCGTGGATAACCTTGGAGATGAAATCCAGGGCTTCAACACCCTGCTGGCACTTGTTCAGGAGACCCTTGAAGGCATCCCGCCAGCGCTTGGCTTCTGCTTCCAGTTCAATGATTTGCTTGTTCTTGTCGGCAATAACCTTGTCGTACTTGGCGCTTGCACGCTTCATGCCGGCCTCGATGCCGTCCTGGATACCCATCTTGACGCATTCGCGGAACGGGAGATATTCAGGAAGGTCCCAGTTGCGGCGGTACACGTCGTCAATGGTGTCCACCAGGGTCGCATCGAACTTGCGGTTCACACCGCTTGTAGCATGGTCATTCTTGGTGTACATGTTATCAACGGTAAGCGACACAAGGCCGTCATCAGCCGGGTTTACCGCAATGGTCTCCACTCCGGAAGCCTGGCCTACCGACAACCCATTGTCCACAGCCGGTTTAGCGTGGATAAACCACACAGCATCTTCTCGTTCATTACACATGGTATTTCCTCTCTTTACAGAGAGAAAACTACATCAAACGCCCTTGCCGGGGCTGAATAGACCCATTGTATTGCTTTCATTCAGGATTAGCCAGTTCACCCCGTGCTGCTGGCACCATTTTTCGGCAGCTTCCCACTTGGCGTAATTTGTGGCCACGTCCATGCTCTTGCGCTGGTAGGCCAGGTTTCGCTTCTGGTAATTGGCGATCTGCTTGGCGGTAGCGCCCTCGACCACCGGCTTCGGGGCCTGCGGCATGACCGAATAGGCCACCGGTTTCACCTCGATAAGCCACTTTTCCCTGGTGCCGTCGGCATACTGGCACTCGACATAGACATCGGGCTTGTATATTGACTGCTTCATCTGGACCGGGGAGAAGTAGGATATGGCAAATGGCTCATACCCCCATTTGGTAACAAACGGGTTATGGTCGCAGAAAATGAACACTTTCCGTTCCCAGTCGGACTTGTAATTTACGGGAAGTTGTTCAATCTGCCCGACACCCTTACAGAATGGACAGGTGACCTCATGGATTTTCCCGGCACCTTTGCACTTGGGGCACTCTACCCATTCGCGGGCTTCCTGGAACATGTACTTGTCGAGGTTGTCCACATAGTAGAAATCATTGTGGCACCCGGTGTAGTATGACTTCTTGGCCATGGCTACACCGCCTTTGCATACATTCTCGCGTAGTAATCAGACAGCGATTCGGTCTTCCCGGACGGTTCCCAGGTAGTGGCCAGCAGAACCTCGACCCTTTGCTGGTTGTAGTCGTTTTCCGGCTTATAGTTGGGCGGGCGTTCATCCGTATCGATTTCAAGCGGGAGACGACGGCGTGGGCCAGGCATGTACGCGCTGCGCACCGGGGCTCTCTTATAGGACTCGGTCAGTTCATCGGAGTATTTCTGGAGCTTGTCCATGCCACCGTCGCTGAACTCCTTGACAGCCTTGAACCTCAGGTACTGGTACCACTTCTCGTTGTAGTAGTCGTCGCCGTTCTTCATGCCCTGCACGATGGAACCGGCGACCTTTATCAGGATGTCCTCGTCGTTGCTGGACACATATTCGTCACCGTTGATGATGTTGTTTTCCAGGTCCAGGCCGGTCGCAAACGTAGCGGCCTGCTTGTACGGGTCATCATAGCTGGCATACGGGTCCTTGGGCTCCACGCCGGCCTCGCGCCTTGCCTCGTCGATTGCGGCACCGAACGAACCGAGTGTGACCGACTTGCGGTTTTCATCCACCACGACGGCAGCCTTCTGGGTCTTGGACACCAACCTATCCCACAGGGAATCCCACATGTCGCGCAACTGCTTGAACGTGTACGCACGTTCCGCATCGGCATCGATACAGCACATGTACAGGTCCGCCTCGAACGCACGGTTCCAGAATTCATCGGTAAGGCGAAGGTCCTCATTCAGCTTCTTGACCTTGTTGCGGATCTTGTCACTCAATCCCGGACAACCATATTCCAGACACGGTATCATCCGTTTCAGGGTGGTTATCATGTCGAGAATGGACATCCCGTAATACTGGCGGTCGCCATCGTATTCGATTGTGTACACGAACAGGCAGTCAAGATGCGCCTCCTTGCAACCCTCTATCATGGCCGTAACATCCCACTTCTTGCGCAGGAAGTCGGCATACTGCTTGATGAGCCAACGGAACGGAGCGATAATCATGCTGAACAGGAAGTCAATACCGAACTTGATGAAATCGAAGAACAATACGAGATACTGTCTGATATACTTGTCCATGAGTTTGGACAACCCGGTTGCGAGGGTGGCACCATCCAGGAACGAGAACTTTTCCTTGATGCAGTTCACGATTTCGGTAGGATTGTCGGAAATGCTATTTCCGTCATCATCCTTATCGCAACCGGTTATATACGCAATGAACCTAGAAACACACGGGCACTTCGTCATGAACTTGATGAGGCCGTTCCAGTCCACGGCAAGAGAAAGCTCAATGGTATTCTGCAAATACTTGTCAATGGCATCGTAAATATCAAGCAAACAAGCCAGCGTAGCATTGGTAATGCGCTTCATCGCCTTTTCGAGTTTCTTTCTCGCGGCATCAATCTTCTCAAACAGCACAAATGCGGCCTTGGTACATATTTCCAGCCAGCCAATCAGGGTCCCGTAGAATGTCGCAATCGCGTTACAGATTGCCTTTGTCACAGTATTGGTGGCCATGAAGTCCTTCAACTTCACGCCACTACTCAACGAATTCATGAACTTCTTGGCAGAATCCACCGCTTTGAGGCCAGTCTTCAACCAAGGGCACAGGTCAGTAATCCAGTCATAGAGATGGTCGGAGCAGTCGTACATGTACAGGTCAGTTGCCGACTTCTGGATAGCCTTTGACGCATCATTAAATATGTCAAAGAACTCATTGACCTTATCATTGAGCGACAGCTTGGAATCCGACGTTGGCTCCGGGTTAGCCGGAACCACGTTACCGGTGACACCGGTAAGGTTCTGCTTGTCCCCATCAAGGACTTCTTGACAAGTCTTTGCGGCCATTACGATTCCTCATATTCCTTCAAATTTATGTAAGACAGATCGACCATCGACCTCTGGTATGCAAATATAGGCGGCTCGCCATCCAGCCCGAAGGTCTTCACTGCACTGGTACGAATCAATGCCAGTTTATCTTTCTGATACTGGTTCAGGATGCCATCGCCGTAGAACATAACGACAATCGCATCCACGTTCGCCTTCTTGTTGCGCAGCTGGCTCAACTTCATATCCTTGCCGACCGTAGCGTCATTCTCCAAATCAATCATCTGGACAAAGCCGTTGTTGGTCAATTCAGCAGGATCGGTGTCGTTCGCGCCGATGACATCAGGTGCACCACCACCCAGGCCCACGAGGTAGTGCGGGACACTCTTTGCGTCGCTTGACATGAAGTCGGCGAGTTTGGAGGAGAACGGCACACCTTCGGTGCAGCAAATAAGGATATGGGTGGCCTTCTTGCCATTACGGACAGCAAAGCCATCCGGGCCACAGGATTCAATGGCCACGGTTTCAACGACATTGCCATCGGCACCATACAGTTCGGCCACGTTAGAACCATCACCACCTTCATCAACCTTAGGCGGCTTTTCCTCCTGGGGACCGGCGCCACGAAGCATCTCGATGGTCATAGCCGAGACATGGGACACGGCCAGGTATTCACTACCCTGGGTAACGCCGCTTTCGCCATGACCCACCGGCATGCAGGTAAAGATGTCGATTGTTCCCTCGGTAAGAACCGGCAGGGATTTCGCACCTTCCTCGCTGCTGTAACTATCCGATTCGATGGTGATTGCACCATTCGGGCCCCAGGTGATATTGCTACCGTTACCCGGATTGTCAATCTTGGTCACATGCGTATCGCGGTTGTGGGTATAGAGGAAGTTATGCTCGCCGAGGTTGGCCACTGCAAGGAACGGGTAGTTCTCGGTATATTCCTTCGGAAGGAACGACGGCGTTGCGGATACGCCATAGTAAAGTCCCTGCATGATGTCGCCATTCAGGAACTTGATGAGAAGCCAGTACCCTTCCTGGGGAACCGCTTCGAGACCCAGGCCAAGCTGCGGATACACCCACGGCTGTTCCTCCACCTTCCAGTCATCGGTAACTCCCTTGATAATTGCCTGGACAGCACCGGTATGGTTGGTATCAACCATGGTGCCAACAACCTGTCCGTAATAGAAGGGCAGCGGAAGCCTTCGGCCATTGGTTCTTACATTAAGGGTTGACTCCGGCATATTACTTTTCCTTCAAGTTATCAACCACTTGCTTAACGGCATTCATGACGATGCCATATTCCTTGGATGGGTTCTTCGAATACTGGAAATTGGTCGCCAGGACAAGTACGGTCTCATATTCGCTCGTCATTGTCTGGCCAGGATTACCAAGGGTACCGGACGTTACGGAATTCTTCTTGGTCACCTGCTTTTCCAGGACAATGTAGCGGGCGGTGTAATTCGGGTCGGCATTCAACTGGCCCTGCTTTATGAGCAAGTTGTTAGCCATCAGATAGACACATGAGCCAACCGGGGGACCGAAATGGTTGAAGATCCTCACCTTGGCAATTCGGCTATACTCCGACATGAGTCTTGCACGAATGGTATCGGCAACTGCATACTTCTTGTGACCATTCATCGGGAAGGACATGGCCAGCTTCGGTTCGCCATATACACCGGAACTGTTCTTGTTCCTGGACGGCTTCATGCCGGACGGCAATTCACCCGCCCCGGCGGTCGTCATGATAACATCAAGGCATTCCCCGCCACAATCGCCGGTTTCCTTCTGGCCATTGTTGGACGTAGTGTCAACAATAAGGTTAGGGAACATGGATGCTCGCCACCTGGAAGACTGGTCTTCCCTGGTCATCGACTGGTAACGATAAATGGAGGTGCCTGCAAGCGCCTTCGGCTTATAGACGGCATCCTTGGTCGATAGCAGCGCATCCTGCGAATAGAACATCATCGAGCGCACTTTCGAAGCCTTCTCAGTATTGAATGTGGAGATGACAATCTTGCCCTTCATCTCGTCAAATATCCAGTACAGGATATCCGACGGAATATAGGACATCGACACGATGTAGTTCATGTTTTCTTCAAAGTTACCATTTACCAGACGCCAAACCATGGTGTCGGAATTCTTGCCGTTATCGACATACCTGGAGATGTATTCCATCTCGCTCTTCTTGACAACTTCCTTCATCGCAGTCGAACTGGTACCGGTGCAGGCAAAGTTGACCTGCTTCATATCGGCTTCCTTGGAACCGACTACAAAATCAAACGAGATATCGACGCTATCGGTCGTACTCTGGGACTGGCTAAAATTGGAGATGTAAATCCCGAAGGCCTTGTCATCCTTCTGGTCGGCACCGTATTCCTGGATAATCATCGATCCATAGCTTCCGGCTACCGGAATATCGGCGAGATGGTTCAAGGTACAGGTGGCATGGCCGCTTGGCATGGCGTTCAATGGAAACGACATGGTGAATTCACGAACACTGGGTGCGTTGATGACAACATACCCATCCACTTCCGGGCTCTGTGACTTTGGCAGCGAAAACGCCACTACAAAGTTTGAACCTGTTTTAGATACTCCACCCATTATTCGTCGTCCTGTTCCTCGACCACTTCATTCAGTTCATTGTACCTGTCGTACCATTGGACAGCGCTATCCGGTGACGGGACAAATATCAGGCGATCCGGTTCGGCATCGGTGATATTTCCATTTCCGAAATCGGAATAACCCAGCCAATCCCTGACACCACGTACCATGAGGTCACTTATCCGGCGAAGTTCCGCTTCCAGTGCGCTGCCACTGTACCCCCGTAAAACTAGTTCGTTACGGAGGGATTCGTCGGTAGGGCGAATCCCCGGACGGGTCAGCATGGGGTTCATTATCCTATTGGCGGCAGCAAACACCTTGTAGGCGGTAGGCGTGTCGTACTTGTCGGCACACACTAGGTCAAGACGACCGCCACGGTAATACGGCAGCTTAAAGGAGCTCTGAATCGGTAAATTGCGCTCACGAAAGCGCGGGAATTCTTCTTTTGCCATATCCTACCTACTTCTTCTTTTTACCGCCACCCTTTTTCTTGTTTCCACCGCCACTTCCGGAGGTGCCCTCCTTCTTGTCAGCCTTGGCGCTCCTCAGGAACCTGCCGCTATTGAACACGTCATCGCCCATCCAGCGAATGAAGCCCTTCTTCGGATCAGGAATCATCCACATACCGAACTTAATGTCAGCAGTAATGTACAGAGGGATATGGGTGCCGTCTTCGGAAATGAACTGCTCCTTGCTTGCATGGAAAGTGACATTCTCGATAACCACCGGTTCGATATCCAGGATGTGGCCCATCGTGACACGCACCGGGAAG